CCATACCATCATGACTATCAATACCTTTCATCATTTGAAATCCTGATAGCTCAAAATGACCGGCACAAAAATCGGATGCGGATTTAGTTATAAAGTCTGCAATGTCATTTTCATTTTCTTTACAGATCCAAGGAATAATGTCCATTTGAGCATTGTCAAATTTTAACGTTGTAGGTTCTTGAATGATAGTAATGTTATCGTAATCTTGTAATAACAAATCTGGAGAATTTACTTTTAGGCTTTCTTTCCAGAATATATCGTGATTGCCAATTAAGGCAATTAGATCCATTTTCTTTTCAACTATCACATCAAAGAAATATCGTCGTGCCTCAGCAAGAGACATAAAGTTAATATATTTTCTTCTATCAAATAGATCACCTAGTTGCAATATAGTTTTTATATTGTTTTGTTCTAGATATGGAAAAAGAATCTCGCTATAAAATTTCTCATAATATGCATGGAATGCTTTAGAATCATTCCTAACACCAAAATGAGTATCGCCCAATAAACAAAGTTTCATGTATTAATTAAATTCGTTGTCTTCTCTATGACCAGAACGGCCTGCCATATTAGAATCAGTCTCGCGAACTTCTACTCGGCAGCACCAAACTCTTTTAGCTTCTTCGCTGCCGCAATTTGGCAAAAAGATTGTGTTAATATATTCATATAAGAAGTCAGATAAACCTTCACACCCTGTACGCTCTACTTCTGTGATCTTAGCTAGTTTTAATCTACCCAATTCCAATAGATGTTCGCGCATTGGATCATCTTGTGCAACTAGCAGAGTGTGGTCAAACCATTCTTCTAGCTTGTCTTTAAGTGGTCGTAGCCCACCAAAATCAGTTACCCAATTACGAGCATCCAATGTATCTGCTTCAAATTCGAAATGAAAACTCATGGCATAACCATGAATCAAATTACAATGTGAATCTGCACGCCATTGCCGATATGCAACCGGACCTATTTGTCTATATGTTTTTGTTGAGAAGAATTTTTTATTTGCCATCTCTTGCCTCTTTAAGTAAGTTTGACGACATGCAGAATTTATAAAGCGGGATGAATGTTCGGGTAAGACCGCTGGTTTGTTAAAGCCTCATATGTTTGAGAATTATACCATGTGTTTAAAGATGATAAAATATCAGACATATCATATACAGGTGTCCAATCTGCAAGACGTTTAAACATTGTACTATCAGCAACTAACGATGGAGGATCTCCATCGCGTCGTTTATTAATAAATGTTACAATTTCTTTATTGGTAATTTTTTCTACAAGCATTTGAATTTGTAGATTAGAATGCCCCTGAAGCATCCCTAAATTATATATGCCTTGAATAGAATTGTCAATAGCTTTTATGTGTGCAAGTGCAATATCTTGAACATGAATATAATCTCTAATACAAGTTCCGTCGGGCGTATCATAGTCTGCACCATTTAAAGTGAATGATGTATTATGTTTGACTGCTTCAAATAGTTTGGCAAAGATATGTGTTGCATTTGGTTCTTGCCCATGCTGACCTTTATCGTCAGCTCCGCATGCATTGAAATATCTAAATGCAGTGAAATTTAAGTTGTGGCATCGATGATACCATTCCAATAAATGTTCAACCATTAATTTAGATTGACCATAAGGAGAAATAGGATCGACCTTATCGTTTTCCCTCAATGGTGTTTTTGTTGTAGGAATGCCGTAAACAGATGCGCTACTACTAAAAATAATCTTAGTCTTTGGAATATGTTTAGCAACGAAATCTAAAAGCAAATTTGTTTTAGATACATTGTTGTGAAAGTAATGTCCTGGATTTTTCATACTAGGACCAACAAGGCTAGTGCCTGCACAATGAATAATTGCTACAGGATAAACCTTTTTATATAGACTAAACGCATCCATGTCTGTAAAATCACATTGAAGAAACTCATCTTGAAATGCATCAAGATGATCGTTGTGTCTGTTATCAATACCGATAACTTCGTAGCCTTGTTTCTTTAATTCGATGCAAGTCTGGCCGCCGATATAACCGGCAGAACCCGTAACAACGACTAATTTAGTACTTGGCTGCTGGGACATGATCTCTATAATCCTTACCGCTACGATACCATTTAGCATTATCCTCAAACATAATATCCAAACAACGATCAATAGTACCAGATGTCCAGTCAGACAACTTGCCTAGATTTGCTCGCTCTTGAACCAGCAATGTATTTAATTTAAATACTGCGTCATCTTGTGACCATGGAATATAAAGACATTCGCGATCATTAGCAAATGATTCTGGGAAAGATCTATAAGCAGGATACAAACAATTTGTACCTAATGCATCTGCCTCTGATGCAGTGTTGCTTACCCAATCCTGCAATGCACAATTAAACAATACTCGAGAATCGCCCAACAATTCATAATACTCATTCTTTTTAAGATTTTCATAGATTTTAAAATTATGAGTCTTTTCCAATGCTCGCGCGCGAGTCAAATACTTTTCGTTATTACTACGCAAAGGTCCACCCGATAACACAGCAAATTCTACACCCGGGTTAACTGTATGATATCTTTCAATAAGATCCATAAAGAAATCAGGTTGTTTCTCCTGATCAAATCTTGCAGCAAATACCACACGTTGTTTACGCTGATTAAATGGAATACGATTTGCTACACGACTACGAACTTCATCTTTATCAAATGCAAGTCCGGAGATATTAAAGATTGGCGCTTCCCAACCTGCAATTTTCATATGAGCAACCATTTCTTCGTTAGATGCAAGTACACCTGTAACAAATTGATCTGTCATTTTCTCATAAAGACCCATCCACTTCTGCATATCCCATACGTGAACAAAATCATCGGGGTCAATAGATTGTGCAAGACAACGAACAAAAATTCTAGGTTGATATTCGTAGCTTACTTGATCCATAATATAAGGCAGCGCCTCAATACCGGGAGTAAACATATCTTCAAAAAAGATTGTGTCTTCAAATGTTATTTCGCCAGCTTTCATCTTCTTAATAAGATTAGCCATTTGTGTCAGCGAATAATAACTACGCCCATGTGCATCAAGCACTTGACCGGTAACAATTGCTTTAGAGTCATCTAGAATATCACCATGAATTACTTCATAGTCAATACCTCTGCGTTTAAATGCAGCTTCGCTCCATTGTTGCAATTGTAAAGTATAGCGACCTTCATAAGGTTCTAAACCCATATAATATAATTTACTCACCTGCTATCCTTTCAAAACTAATTCTGCAACCGTTTTCACCATCTTCTGATACTTCAATAGTATAATCCCTATCAGGCCATTGTGCCGCACATTTATCATAAAGCTCACATGCCATCATTTCGCATGACTTATAATCTAAATGTAGTGTGCCATCAGAATACCATCGTTCCATAATGCGTTTTGCCTGAATAAATTCTACATCTCGATCATCATGAAATACTTCCATCTCTACGCGGAAATGAAAAATATGTCTATGCGGTGTTCCTAAGAATGAAACATCCAGCCAATCGCCTGTTGCTAATTTAGGATCAGTTGCTGCTTGGGGATATTTATGAATACCCTCTTTACGAAAGGTAACCCAAATAGAACTTTTCTTTTTAATTAATTTACTGTGTATAATTGTATCTGTAAAAAATACTGGCTCGTTTGAAATAATATCGGTCATGCAAATAAATCCTCAAGTGAAACTGGTGGTTGTGTGTTAACTGGTTCAGACTCCATATACTTTCCTACATTTCTTTCCCAATCTTCAAAATCAGAAAGATTCTTAACATCAAACAATGTAGCGTATTCATTCTCACAGCCTTTTTCTCTACAGAACTTTAAGAACAATTCTTTCGATTCTGTTAAAGCATTGACATCGTGAGTAAAATTATGTACGTTTGTTAAAATAAAAGCAAGACGTGCTCGCATAATATCAACAAATTTTCCGCCTGCTTCTAAATGAACGCCGACCCCTCGGTTCATTAAGATATGGTATTCTTCAGGAGTATAATTTGTTCCACATACTGCATTAATTTCTGTAGTAACTGTTCTATAAATGTTAGAATACTCTCTGCCCATTTTTACAGATGTGCCGCCATATGGGGAACCTGCTGCCTTTTTAGCGAATGAAAAATAAAACAATCCATTATCTAATGACATGGAATGTGTAGTAGAGTCATATGAAATATCAATACCTTCATATAGACCAGATTGACTAAAACAAATATAAGGCAGAATGCGACGTAATGCACCTACACCCAATACGTGTAAATGAAATGGTCTAGTATACGGCATCTGTGTAACATAGAATGCTCGTTTAACGTCTTCTAATTGTCCCATACCCAGAGCAGCCGATCCCATAGCAA